CAGTTATAACTGATTATGATGAGATCTTTGATGACGACGACGGTTATCCCGATTAACTTCTATGGAAGAGTTATCTCTCAAAAAAGCAGCAAAGAAAATTATTAAAAGAGCAAAAAAACATCCAGAGTGGTATTCCCAAGGGGATGTGACGTATGCTAAACTTGTAAAAAAAGAACTGAAAGAAAGTGAACGACGTAAAACTGATCAGTGTAACTCCTGATGCGGAGAAACACATTGCATATTGTGCTCGCGTAAGTAATCCTCAAAATCAAGAGAATGAAAGGTTCTCTGGATTGTTGAAATATTGCATCAAACATCAGCACTGGAGTATTTTTGAACAGGCATTCATGACTCTAGAACTGAATACCAGTCGTGGTATTGCGGCTCAGGTGCTTCGGCATAGGAGTTTCACATATCAGGAATTTTCGCAAAGGTATGCTGATGTAAACTGGTTGGATGCCGGTATTCCTCTTCCCGAACTTCGTCGTCAGGATGAAAAGAATCGTCAGAACTCCATTGATGATATCGATCCAGAACAAGTCAAGTTCTTGAATCAACGCATTAAAAACTATTTCAATGAGGGTATGGATCTTTACAATGAACTTCTTCGTGAAGGAATCGCAAAGGAGTGTGCTCGCTTCGTCCTTCCCCTCGCTGTGCCCACTAGACTCTATATGACGGGTTCTATCCGCTCATGGATCCATTACATTGATTTGCGCTCTGCAAACGGCACACAGAAGGAGCATATGGACATTGCTAATGATGCTAAGCGCATCTTTAAAGAACAGTTTCCTTCCATTGCGGAAGCATTGGAATGGTGAATAAATATAATATCGTGAGTTAATTTCTATGGCTACATATCCTGTTATTAATAAGGAAACTGGTGAGCAAAAGGATGTCAAACTTAGTGTGCATGAATGGACTCAGTGGTTAGAGGACAATCCTGAATGGCAAAGAGATTGGAGTGATCCAAGTACCGCACCCGGATGTGGTGAAGTTGGAGAAGTTTATGATAAACTTAAAAAGTCTCATCCTGGATGGAACGATGTTTTACATCGTGCATCTAAGTATCCCGGTTCCACTGTCAAACCTGTCTAATCTATGCCTGCAAAAAGAAAAAGAGATCAACCTATTGGTGTCGGATTAACTGCAAAGCAAATGAAGCGCCGCAAACCAATTAACACTGAATTGATGAGGAGTATTGATCCTCTCACCGATAATCAACAAAAACTATTTGACGCTTACTCTGATGATAAAAACTTAGTTGCATATGGTGCAGCAGGCACAGGTAAAACATTCATCACTCTTTACAACGCACTGAGAGAAGTTCTTGATGAAAGATCTCCATATGATAAGATCTATATTGTTCGATCTCTTGTAGCAACCAGAGAAATTGGATTTTTGCCTGGTGATCATGAGGATAAATCTGATATCTATCAGATTCCTTATAAGAATATGGTAAAGTATATGTTTTCTCTCCCTTCAGAGACAGATTTTGAAATGCTTTACGGCAATCTGAAGACTCAAGGAACAATTAGTTTCTGGAGCACATCTTTTATCAGAGGGACAACTTTAGACAGAGCGATTATTATTGTTGATGAATATCAGAACTTGAATTTTCATGAACTTGATAGTATTATTACTAGGGTTGGTGAAGATACCAAGATTATGTTCTGCGGTGACGCAACTCAGACTGATTTGGTTAAACAGAACGAAAGAAATGGCATTCATGACTTCATGAATATTCTTAGAGTTATGCCTTCAGTTGACATCATTGAATTTGGTGTTGAAGATATTGTTCGTTCTGGATTATGTAAAGAATACTTGCTTGCGAAAGACGAACTTAAATTATGATTCCTCCTTCCTGTGTTGATAACTTTTATAAAAATCCCGATTCAGTCAGAGACTTTGCATTGAGTTTAGATTTTGTCCCTCCTCCACATAATCAAAACTATCCTGGGTTTAGAACAAAATGTTTATCCAAAATTGATAATGATTTTTTTGAATTTTCTGTGAAAAAATTTATATCATCTTTTTTCGATTTAAAATCAATCCCAGTGTACGTTGCTGAATCATATTTTCAAAAAATATATACGTTTAACTCTGATAGACATCACTTAATGAATGAAGGATGGGCTCATAAAGACGAAAAATTTCCTTTTAACACCCACGCTTCGGTTGTTTATTTAAATAAAAATACGTGTCTTGACTCTGGCACTAAAATTCTTCGTCTAAAAAAAGAACATGAAAATCATAAACTTACTGAAGAAGATTTATTAGTAAAGAGAAGTTTATATCATAAACATCTATATGATAATAAGGACGTAGATGAAAATTTATATTCTAAAATTATTCAAAAACACAATAGCAAATTTGACACCACAGTTGAATTTAAAAATGTTTATAATAGAATAGTAGCATATGATGGTAGTTACTGGCATAAACAATCATCTTTCTGGGTTCCAGAAGAATTCAGATTAACTCAAGTATTCTTTGTAGAGTTTAATAAAAAAAATTCTTTTAATATACCTTTTAATAATAAAAAATTACAATATTCATAATGAAATTCACTCATCATAATTATCTCGGTGACATTGAACTAAACAAAAAAGAAACACAGGGAATTCGCTTCTATAATCTTCCAGATGGACAGTGGGTTCCCTCCATCACTTCTGTGACTTCTTTTTATAATAGAGAGATTTTTGCGAAGTGGCGAAAGCGAGTTGGTATTGAAGAGGCAAATCGTATCACAAAGAAAGCAACTGCACGAGGAACAGACTTTCACGAAGCAGCGCAGGCATATTTGATGAATCTTCAACTGAACTGGGATGACTTCCGTCCCATGACTCAGTTTATGTTTCACCATGCCAAACCATATCTTGATAAGATAAATAACGTACATGCTATTGAAAGGACTTTATATTCAGAGTATCTTGGATTAGCTGGTAGAGTTGACTGCATCGGTGAGTACGAAGGGGAACTAGCAGTCATTGATTTTAAGACATCTGAAAAGATTAAACCTGAGAAGTGGTTGGAGAACTACTTCGTTCAAGAAACATTTTATGCGTGTGCCTACTATGAGATGACTGGTATTCCAGTCAAAAAATTAATCACGCTCATGGTAACTCCAAGTGGTGAAGTAGAAGTATTTGACAAAAGAAACAAAGACGACTATATTAAACTTCTAGTTCGTTACATTAAAGAATTTGTACATCACAATACTAGGACAGAGAATGGAGAATGAACTAGAAAAAGCACTAGAAAAGAAATTCTTCTGCCCGTCAAAATTCGCGCAAGATATTGAGAAACTTGTCCTTGAAAATCAAGACATGAGTTATATTGATGCCATCGTTCACTTCTGCGATTTGAATTCAATTGATGTGGAGTCTGTCCCCAAACTTATATCTAAACCTCTGAAAGAGAAGTTAAAGTACGAAGCAATGGAACTTAACTTCCTGAAGAGAACATCCCGTGCCAAGTTGCCCCTCTAACCAAAATTAGCTTTTAATTTCAAAAAAGGGGCAAAAAAATTTCCGGCAAAATTTTCGTCTGTAAGGTTTTTTAATATGAATTTTAAAATGAAAAAATTGCAGGAAAATTGTCCTGTCATGATTGCTGAAATACCCGACTTGATCATGAAAGAAATTGATGTTTGGGTTGATGAGTGTAAAAAAATAAAAAATCATCCTCTCGCAGAATTAAAATCTCATGAAAATGTTGGATACATTGGACATGATGGTATAAAGCATAATTCTTATCAAACATCTATACCATGCAATTTGATTGAACAATCTTTTTGGTTAGCTTGGACTATAAGATTAATTACGGAAAACTGGGGAGATGGGCATCATCGTGGATTTCAATTAGGAAAACATCATGGACATTTTGATGGATATGATATATGGACTAATTTTTCATATAAAGGTGATGACAATCCTAGACATATTCACAATGGATTTATTTCAGGTGTGATATACTACAAAAATCATGATCATGCAACTTACTTTGATGATTTTGATATTAAATATGATGGATATGATGGTACAATGATTCTCTTTCCAAGCAAAGTTTGGCACCATGTCAAAGAGCAGATATCAGATGAAGAAAGAATTACAATTGCATTCAATATGATTGGGACTTCATTTCAAAAATATGCTGGGGGTAAAGATTCCTCTTATTTACAATATCAATAAAGTGATGCCGTTTGATGCCTATAAATCATACCTCTCTTTGAAGAATCACTTCACTAAAGAGAAATATGATTACCATAAGTATTGTGGTAAAAGTCGTGCCACAGTAAAGTCTTTTTATAAACGTAAAGATCGTTTCTGGTTTGAAAAATTAGCACGTAACAAATCAGACAAAGAAGTAATCGATTTTTTTGTATCTAACTTCATTGATTGCACTGATCCTGCAAAACTTTGGATTGGTGAGATGATTCGAGAAGGTGAAGGTAGATATATGTCATGGAAGAAACGCACTCAGTCTCTCTCTTATCTTTTTAAGGAAGAAACTAGTAAAGTATTCATTGACAGTAATATAGATTCGATGTTTGCCTTAGATGGATCAAAACATCCGCAGATTCTTAAAGAGTATCTAAGGGGTAACGTTTCCATTGAAACCATGGTAATATTAAATCTCATCCTTGGTTATAAAACAAACTGGGATAAACAACTTACTGATCCTGTATGGACATCAGTAAGTTTGAAATTGAGAAAGTACACACCTTTCCTAAATATAGATGTATTTCGTTACAAAAAAATATTGAAAGAAGTAGTTTTAGGAGAAGCATGAGTTTTTTTGATTCTGATGTAGTCCGTGCAGAAATGACGGAAATTCAGGAACTTCAAGAAGAAGTTTATAGTAGTGTTTTTAAGTTCCCCTCTATGAATACAGAGGAGAAAAAATTTCATGTGTCTCTTCTGGAAAGACTTCTCGATAAACAAAAGGTTCTCTATACGAGACTGAGTTTGTCCGATGATCCCGAAGCAAAGATGATGAAAACCCGTATTGTAGAATCTGCTACAATGATGGGGCTTCCGAAAGACGTTGACATTAGTGTCATCTTCTCCAATATGGGAAAGATGCTCGACGCCATGAAGAAGCAGATTGACACACAGGGTTTCGACGTGTAGAATAACGAAGTACCCAAAAGCCAAATCTCACAAATACAAAAATGTCCTTTTCTGATCTTAAAAAGCAATCCTCTATTGGTTCTCTGACTTCTAAACTTGTCAAGGAAGTAGAGAAGATGAATAATAGTGGTGGTGGAGGTGATGATCGCCTCTGGAAACCCGAAGTAGATAAAGTTGGTAACGGGTTCGCCGTTCTTCGTTTCCTGCCTGCCCCTGAAGGAGAAGATCTCCCTTGGGCAAAGATGTACTCCCATGCCTTCCAAGGCCCCGGTGGTTGGTACATTGAGAATTCTCTCACAACTCTGGGACAAAAAGATCCCGTATCAGAGCACAACCGCGAACTATGGAACAGCGGTATTGACTCTAACAAAGAAATTGTTCGTAAACAGAAGCGTAAACTGTCTTACTATGCAAATGTTTATGTTGTGAAGGATCCTACTAATCCTCACAACGAAGGTGGTGTATTCCTTTATAAGTTTGGTAAGAAGATCTTTGATAAGATCATGGAAGCAATGCAACCTGAATTTGAAGACGAAACTCCTATCAATCCCTTTGACTTCTGGCAGGGCGCAAACTTCAAACTGAAGATCGTCAAGAAAGATGGTTACTGGAACTATGATAAGTCTGAGTTTGAAGCAGCTGCTCCTTTGCTGAGCGATGATGATGCTATGGAAGCAATCTGGAAGAAGCAGTATTCTCTCGCTGGACTGACTGCTGAAGATCAGTTCAAGTCCTATGAAGATCTTGAGCGTCGTCTGAAGTATGTTTTGGGACAGAAGTCCCGCACTCCTTCTCCTACAGATGAAGAGACTGAGTATGATGATTATGCGGCAAAAGAGTCTGCAGAGCGTCAGATTCAAGAGTCACTGACACGCTCCAAACCTGACTTTAATTCTCCTGATATCACTGCATCTACACCAGTTGCATCAAAGGACGAAGACGAAGATGATGCACTCTCCTACTTCCAGAAACTGGCAGAGAGTTAATCAAACAGTCTGATATCTTCTCCTTTCTTCAAGGTTCTGCTCACATATTGAGTAGAACCTTTTTTATATCTCATCAATCTTTGAGTATCATCAAGTATAAGTCCGATATATTCTGGTTTCAGTAAGTAGATGTTTCTCTTTGCTTCTTCTTTACGAATTTCATAAACATAGTTCGTAACTGCATCTACTTCATTCGTTCTGACTACATATTGATTTCTTCGTGTATCAAAATATTCCACTTTGTAATTCTTAGGAACATTTAAACCCTTAGGTGTTACAATATGTCCAGAATCATTCTTCAGTTCTCTGGTTTCATAGTGATGAATATTTTGTGTCTTCTCAATACTTCCATACTTTTTAATTAAGAATTCATCAAATGATATCTGTTTCATAGGCCACTCATTCTGGATATTGACGATATTATTAGAGAGAAGAACTAACCAATCAAATGTTTCGTCTCCATAGATTTCAAAGGCAACATTGTCAGGACGATCATCACCAACAATCTGATATTGAGTAAAGTATGCAATATTTTTAAGAATATCTTGACGAATCTTTACTCTTTTGAATAAGTTTTTTACGACTTGATAATCACCAATATTTTTGCCATCAGAATCTCTGTTGACATAATCGAAGTCTGGTACTTGTCTGAAATAACTTGCCATTAGTATCCTATCTGATTATCATTGGGTAATATTGGATTTATTGTAGGCCCTGTGGTATAATCGTCTTCAGTCAGTGGTTCAAGTTCTTTAAATGTCATTTGAATTTGATATGATGTCATTGTCCTATCTTCATCATCAAATGTCATATATGTTCCATCAGGAGTATATTCTGTATTTATTGCCATTAATGCACATTTTTTTATTCTTCCAATAGAAGGGTGATCAAATCCATCATCAGTCAAATATCTAATCTTAAAAAGATTTGGAGTTACAACAAAAAGTGAAGACTTAGATCTTTTTACTGACATTCCTTGTTTAAAAAATCTGATAATTTTCTTAATTTGATTTGCTTCACTTTTGCTTCTAGCACTCATTTTAAATGCAAATTCAAAACTCCTTAATTCGGGACTTTCAAGTAGCAACTCCAAGTTGGGATTTAGAATTGCTCCAGTTGTTCTTGGTATCAATCCACTAGTGCCAACAGCAGTTTGAGCCAAGTAGGTTCTTATAGCAGCCACTGCATTTTGTGATACTTCGCCACCCAATCTTTTCTGGATTGTGCTTACATCTTCATTTAAAACGCTTAGTATTTGTGCCCCAGCTGCTATTGGATCAAATGCAATTGATGCCAACGCTCCTGTCACAGGATTTAGTTTTGATCCCGTAAAACTAACTTCATTCCTATCAGAAATTCCTCCTTGAATTGGAAGTGTTACCGAACCATCAATTTCTGTGATATTTCTTTCTCCAAATGTAAAAGGATTGCCATCAGGATTTTCTAGATTAAAATTAAAACTTCTTCCAGTTTGATGGAACATTGTAAAACGAATTCTATCTTGTTTTGAAGATACTATGTTTTCAGGATAAAAAAGATTTTCATATTTTTTTTGTCTTCTACCTTTTATCTCTAATCTACTAATGTCAAATTGTGTTGGTTGAGAGGGTGGAAGAGTTCCTCCTCCATCATTTGCATCACCTGCGTCTGCGACATTATTAAATTGACTATAACTATCTTCCCACACACTTCTTTCTTCATTAGTATTATCAACTAATGCATCAATTGACGCAGCATTTAAGTTGGAGAGAAAAGAATTGTTACCAGTTTCTGCAAGAGATCTTTCTAAATTTACATCCGTGAATATTGTATTTGCACCATCATTACTTACAGTTTGATAGAATAACCCCTGATCATCCTTCGCAACTAAAGATGAATTGCCATCAGCCACACGTTGATTATATAATTCTTCAGAAATAACTTCTTGGACTAAAGTCTTCTGAACTTCACTATTTTCGTGAGTTGTGACAGTTCTGAAAATTCTTAAGGAACCATCTATTTCATACCCAACAATGGTACTGTTTACTTCTTCTGCCATTATAGACAAGATTTTTTTCTATTTATGGGTTAGTGAGATAATATGCATAAGGTATGTCAAGTAATGATTGAAGTTCACTTTCTCTGACGAGATGCAGACTTCCTGGTATCTCATTCCAGGTGTAGTTTCTTACTTGGTTCCAGTGAAAGTTAATTCCGCTAAACCCCCATCGATTTACACTAGTCACAGCGACTAATGGATGTTGATCATACTTAAGTCTTGGGGTTTTTGCGTTGTAGATATATGTGTATACTTCACCAAGATCAGGAATAATTACAGTTTCATTCAAGATAGTCATAATCTCAAGCATCATTTCTTCAGGATCACCCAAGTCTCTGATAGAGTCTTTTTCAGGTTCAATGCGATTATCGCCAACCTGTCCTTCAAACTGGAATTCATCTGCAGATTGTCGTTCTTCGCGTTTTAGACGCTTCTCTTCTTCTCTTGCATCAATTTGTGCCTTTACTTCTTCATAAGAAGGCCCACCTGATCTTCTTCGTTTAGCCCTTCTTGCCATAATTGATACCTAACTCGTCTTCTGTGATGATTTTAAATTCAATCAATCTATCAGCACACCATTCACGAGCTGCATTCCACTTCGCTTGATTAATAGCATAGGTTTTGCACTCAAATAAAGAAGACTTACTAGTTGGTTTTTTAGTTTGCTTCTTTGGTTTAACTTCAATAACATATGTCTTCACTTGTCCTGTGCTTTCCTTCACTTTTATGATAAAATCGGGAAAGTATCTATGAACTCTTTTATCAATTGGTGACAAGTATGGGATGAAGAATTCTTCACTACCCCATTCAAGGATGCTTTCACTTAAGTCACACCACTTACAGAAACGTCTCTCCCAGTTGCTTCTGCAAATAATATTGCTAGCATTTCCTTTATATTTTTTAGGATTAGAAGGATTGTAAATACTTTTCTTACTAACTCCCATACATAATATATACGGTAACAACTATTTAGATGGCAACGCCAAAACCAAAGGCAAAAACAGTTGATAAATTAAAATCTTCAATTTTAAATCCTGCTCTTACATCTACTTACGAGTGTCACTTTAATCCTCCATCTGATGTTAGATCCTGGATTTATAGTAGAAGCATATTAAAACTTGGTAATGGATATTCTCCCGGAACCTTAGGAGAAAAATTAACATTATCATGTAGAGATGCTGCATTGCCAGGAACTTCATTAGCAACTCATACTTTAGATAATGATTTTACAGGTGTAACCGAAAGACATGCATACAGGAGACAGTATAACCCTACTGCTTCCTTCACTTTCTATGTTGATAAAGAATATGATCTAATTTATTTCTTTGAGAACTGGATTGCGTTTATTGTTAATGAAAGTGGATTATCAGAAGCGGAAAAGGAAAATTATAGTTACAGGGTAAACTTCCCTAACGAATATAAGACTGATATCTTCATAAGAAAGTTTGAGAGAGATTATGAGGGAAGAAATCTAGAGTATAAATTCCTTAATGCATATCCAATCTCTATTGATCAGATGGATGTAAGCTATGATGCATCTGAACTTTTATTATGCAGAGTTAACTTTAACTTCTCACGCTATGTCTTAAGAAGTAAGAACAACTAGAATAAATATACATACTGAATAACATATCATGCCTTTACCAAAAATTTCAACACCAACTTATGAGTTGGAATTGCCTTCGACTGGAAAAACAATTAAATATCGTCCCTTTCTTGTAAAAGAAGAGAAGTTATTAGTTCTTGCACTTGAAAGTGATGACTCAAAGGAAATCACCAATGCAATCAAGGCAGTATTAAAAGACTGCATTCAGACACGCGGTGTCAAAGTAGAAACTCTTCCTACATTTGATATTGAATATTTGTTCCTTAATATTCGTGGTAAGTCTGTTGGTGAAGATATTGAGGTAAGTGTTCTCTGTCCTGATGATGGAGAAACATACGCTGAAGTGCAGATTAGTATTGATGAAATTGAAGTAGTAAAGGATAAAGATCACAATAAACAAATCAAGATAGATGATAAGTTAATGATGGAGATGAGGTATCCTTCATTAGATCAGTTTGTGAAAAGTAACTTCAGTTTTAATGGTGACAATCAGGTAGATCAATCATTTGATCTGATTGCATCATGTATAGATAAAGTATATTCAAAAGAAGAAGCATGGACTTCTGATGACTTCACTAAAAAAGAAGTAACAGAATTTTTAGAGCAAATGAATTCATCTCAGTTCAAAGACATTGAGTCTTTCTTTACGACGATGCCTAAATTGAGACATGAAGTCGAAGTATTGAATCCCAAAACAAAGAAAAGTAGTAAAGTCGTTTTGGAGGGACTGGCAAGTTTTTTCGCGTAGCACTCTCCCATATGAATTTGGAGAGTTACTATAAGTTAAATTTTTCTTTGATTCAGTTTCATAAATACTCATTAACAGAGATTGAAAATATGATACCTTGGGAGAGAGACGTATATGTCGAACTTCTGAGATCACATTTAGAGGAAGAGAAACTTAAGATGCAACAGCAGCAGGGGCAATGAATCTAGACGATCTTTTAAAGTCAATCAGAGAAGAAGATGATGACTCTAAAGGAGGACAGGCTCTTGATGATTTATTAGAGTCTATTCGTGAAGAAGATAAAGATAAGAAAATTAATCCTAATAAATTATTATCTACAAAAAAGTTTCAAAATCCTTTAGTGGGGCAAAAATTTACTGCACCACAGGTAAAACCAAATCTTATAAAATCTCAAACTCTTGAACCTGTTGTTATAAAAGTTGAACCCGATAAATTAATACCAAAAGATGAAAGTGAAAATGAAGAAATAATTGAAAAGTTAAATGAACTAATTGCAGTCATTAATGCTGACAATGCTTTAGAAAAGGAAAGGCAAGATTATGAAGAGAAAATTGAAACTGAAGAGAAAAGAAAGGAAAGAGAAAAAAGAATTGAAGCAGGAAAAATATTTACTATTGGCAGAACCGTAGATAAAGTGATCAAAAAATCACAGAGTATCTTTGATTCAATAATAAAATTCTTAGCGTTTACAGTATTAGGACAGATAGTAAAATTTGTTACTGACTTTCTTCGTAATCCTAAAAACAAAGAGTTTATAGAAAACGTACAAAATTTTATAAGAAGCATTCCTGGGAGATTAAAAGAAGCAAGAGAAAAAATTCAGGGAGTTATTGATTGGTTTACAAATACTGTAAATGAAGTTAAAAAATTTACAGCAGATTTTAGAGAACTTTTGAAAAAAGCTCCTTTCCTTGGAGATTTATTTAAAACACAGGAAGAAAAAGATTTAGAAAGAGAAGTAGAGGAGGAACGTCGTCAAGGACAAGAGGAAACAGGCGGCACTCTTCTTCAAACGGAACCTTTTGGTGGATTATTTGGTGGATCATTCAAAGACGATAATATGATTAGTTTTACTACAGATTTTATACCTGAGTTAATAGGTGAAAGTTTTAATATTATTACTGGAACTCAACCAGCAAATGCAGGAACTATCCCCCAAAATCTATTACTTCCCGGATCTAGAGGCAGTGGATTTTATATAAGTCCCGAAGAAAGAAGAATGCTTGATGCCATATCCGGTGCAGAGGGGACTAAGGGATATGGAACTCTTTATGGAGGTAGAAATATTCCAGAACTTACTATGGGAAAAATGACTATCAATCAAGTCCTTAATATGCAAGAAACTGGTATGTATAAAGGACAAAGTGTTTATGCAAAGGATGAATATAATTCAACTGCTACTGGAAGATACCAATTTATGCCAGTTGTATTAAGAGAAGAAGCAGAGAGAGCTGGACTTGATTTAAACACAACTAAATTTACACCAGAACTTCAAGACGAATTGATACTAAGAAGAATTAGAAGAATGAGAGGAGTGACTCCTGAAATGCTTAAGTCTGAAGGTATGAGTGATGAAGTTATCGACAGATTAGCACCTGAGTTTGCTTCATTTCCTAACTTATTTGGCCCTGATCATAAAGGAAGAGATATTCAAGGAACTAGTTTTTATGGGCAAGGTGGTAAGTCTGCAGATCTTATAAAAGACTTGTATAATAAGTCTAGTGGGATGAAAATGTCCCCTACTCCACCACCTGTTTTACCACCACCAGGTTTGCCAAGTGGAACTGGAAAACCAGTAGATGATCGCTTTGATGGATTTGATCTTGATTTTATTTTTAAACCTATTAGACAATTATTTGGAGTTGATACGCCATACGCTCCCACTTCAACTAAAATGATTGTTTTGCCTCCTATTAAGCAGCAAGCAAAACAATCTACAACAACACAAACTAGTAATGAAATCCCAGATTTCCGAGTTTCATCTGGTGTTCAAATGAGAGGTTTGGTTGGTAAAGCACTTGGTATTGAGGACTTAGTATCATGATTAAACTCACTGAGTTCACTTCTGTTGTCGATACTTATAAGAAAAATTTTGATATAAGAAGTAAAAGATTTAGTGATAAAAAGAAGAAAGATATTAAAGAAAAAAGAGAAGAAAGAGAGAAAAAAATTGAATCAAGTAAAATATTCAGTTTAAAAAGAACTCAAAAAAAAGTAATAGGTAAATCCCAAGATATATTAGATACCGTCATTCGTTTTGCGGGTTTTACATTGTTAGGTGTTATTGTAAAAAATCTTGATAAGATCGCTGTTTTTGCAAAACAAGTAATTGAAAAAGTAAAAGAACTTGCTATTCGATTTAAAAAATATTTTGATGATGTAATAGTTCCCATCTTTAATGATATTGTTGAGTTAGGAACTCAGATTAAAGACACGTTTGGTAATATCGCTAATTTTGTTATTAGGATGAACCCATACAATGAATTAAGTGATGTACTTGAAACTGTGATGAGTGGCATACTCGTTCTTGGATATAGGCTCGCAAGTTTATATCGTCCATTTGTAAAACCAACAACACCTGGAGCGACACCACCAGCAACAAAGGCAAAAAAAACTCCTGTTAAGACACCTGCAAGAACACCTGTAAAAATACCCGCACCTGTAAAGACACCCGCTAAGAAGCCCGCCAAGATTTTTTCTAGAACACCTGTTAGAAGTCCGTCAGTTCTTACTCCAACACAATCGCGAAATATTTTAAAATCACTTTCAAGATCACTTTCAAGAACTCTCACAGGAACTCCCGTTGGTGCTGGAGTAGGTACTCCTGGTGCTCCTGGTGCCTCTGGTACGGGTGTTCCTCTAACACCAGAACAAATACAAGCTCTAGAGCTTGATAAAGCAGCACGAGAAGCACTTGATAGAACCTTCAAAGCTCTTGACGCTAGTAAAAAAGGGGTTCAACTGCCTGTTGCCCCGCCAGGAACACAAACCGGACTTGAACAATTTATACGAAAAGCACAGGAGAATGTAAAAAAGGGGAAGATAAAAGATCCTACTATTCCACAGTTTGTTGATCCTGCGTTAACCGAAGCAGCTGGAGAAAGTGCTAAGGTAAGATATCAGGGTGGTGATGAACTTATAGGTGGAGAAAAACCACCCAGTCAACGAGTTGCAAGGGCAAGATTAAAAGGAGATCTTCTTCGTCAAGGTGTGCCAATGTCAACTGGTTTTGAAGATTTATTACGATCTATACAAACAACAAAACCATCAAGATTTTCACTTGAAAATATAACTGGAACATTCAAAAGTGGGTTTGATAAGTTAACTAAAGGATTAGATTTCAGATTTGACATAGGTAAAGTTATTAAGGAGCAACTCCTTAATCCTAAAAACTTCTTAAAAAATCTTGGTTCATTTGCAGTTGGGATGGGAATTGATGTTGGTGCAAAATTTATAGGAAAGTATATTAGTTCCATCCTTCCATATAATGAGGATTTTGAACTCTTTGGATACCTTGGCATGATTGATCCCGATAGGATTCATCAATTAGCTGCAGGAAAAATTATTAATCTTCCTGAAGAAAAAAGAAAGAAAGCAATTGAAAGACTTGAAAGGGATTCTAAATCATCAGATGATATCTTTGGCACTGGACAGAAAAAAAGAGAGATGGCAAATGCAATATTAAAATACATCTCAATTTTTAGTGGAGAATCCATAGAAAAACGTCAAATTAATAGTGATGTAGAACTTGAAAAGTTGGAGTTTCCCGAACACTTCACTCCTAAATCCCCTATAAACAAACCAGATTCAACCACAATTCCTAAGGACAAAAGTGCGGATGATATATTTGTATATCCTGACGGCACAATACTCAAACCAGGGATGACTGTTGGTAAGTTAAATAATACTAGTGGTTTAGATAGATCCACTACATATGATAATCAAGGAATGATGATATCTAGAGAAGTTGTTATTGCGATTCAACCTGTAGAAATAGGATAATGCAAGGAAAGGTACTTAATCACAAAATTTTAGAGGTATTCTCTAATGAGAACAAAGACTCTGTAGATATCAGAGGTGGCGTTCCTGTTCTAGAGTATCGTGAGAGTGTGTTGTGTCCTTATATAACGGTTGATATGACAATTATTGACACTGGAACTGCAACAAAGTCTAAGGATGGTTCAAAGGGTACTGTAGGAATCTTAGAATCAATAAAACTTCAAGGGACAGAAAAATTTAAACTTAAACTAGAGGATCAGTTTGGTAATCAAATTGATCTATCCGGAGATGATGATCTACGACTCGCTAAGACAATGTTTGCTGGTAAGGGAGTCAATCAGTCATCCTGTTCTGTAAGAGTTGTGTCAAAAGAAGCTTATGACAATACTCTCTTAGAAAATAGAATGGTGGATTCTTATCTTGGAAGGGGTGATGTCATCATAAGAGAAGCACTAAAGTCATTAAAAACTGAAAAAGATTTATTTGCAGATACCACAGAGAATGATATTCAATTTAATGGTGATAAGAGATATCCTTTTGAAATGTGTTTGGACGTTCAAAAAGTATCAGTGCCCGAAGGAATAAAGAGTGCTGGGTTTTTATTTTGGGAAACATCTAAGGGATATAACTTTAAATCTCTTGATAAGATGTTTGATACGACTGGAAAGAAAATCAAGAAATTTGAAGAGACAGGATTTGCAGATAGTCGTGTTAGTCCTGGTTATAATGGAAAAATTCTTAAATCAAGTTTTCTTCTTATCACTGATATGCTCAAGCAGTTTGAAGAGGGAGCAAATAAATCTGAATTAGATCTTTTTAATCCTTTAAATGATAAGTTAGTATATCAAACTCTTAACAAATTTGATTATGAAAAAAGTAGTATAATCGCTGGATTAGATACTCCAGTATTAAGTAATGAATATAAAAATAAAGCAACTCTTGATTTACATAGAACAAAAGATGTTGGACAAAAAATTATACCAGGAGGAGGATTAGCAGATATTAATGATACAAGTTTTGATGTTGTTTCGACTTCCAGACAATCACTGCAGAATTATAGGCGAAAATTTGGTTTATCACTTAATATAGTAATTGATGCAGATCTTTCATTGAATGCTGGTGATCTTATCTTATGTAAATTTGCTGAAACTTCTCAAAAGAAGAGTCAGTCAGGAAGTCCGAAAGATAGTGGTATATATATGATAGCGGATTTGTGTCATTATAGTACGCCAACTCAGGCGTTTACTGGTTTAAATTTAGTACGAGATTCTTACGGAGAAAAGTAATGGAAAGCGTCGAAAAGCACATCCAAAAAGACAAAGAGATCCTCCAAGATCCTACAACGTCTCCACAACAGCGCCGCCACATCGAAGAAGAACTGCATGAACTTGAAGTTTATGTAGAGAATCACAAAGCAGAAATTGAAGCAGGAGATCATCATGATCCAACTGCATTAGAACTTTTTTGTGAAATGGAACCAGATGCAGATGAGTGCAGAATTTACGAAGATTGATATAAATGTCAGGACTTTCCGATAAGTACAATTATAAATTAATCGCCGAAGAAATATGGAATTCAACTCATATTCCCGCGGTGATTGTTGGTGTCGAAACACCAAATGAGACACAATACTCTGGAAAGTTTGAAGATGAGCCGCCAACCGTAGTTTCTCGGCGCTATAGGATCAGACTTTTAGGTATTGATCCTCCTGACAAACCCGAAAATAGACTTCGTCTTGCATATCCCCTTCATCTTACGAGTGGATTGGGTGCTCAGGATTTGGGTATCATAAAATATCCACAAAATACATTCGTTTATGTTTCAAAAGATCCAAACAGTGACGCATATTATATTGAAAGAGTCATCCCTAATGCTGTTGCTAAATTCATTGAAAATGCTGAATTATCAGGAAGGGGTGAAGTTGCGTTAACTGGATTTTTACCAGACTCAAAAACTCCTACTACTCATACTTTAGAAGGAAAATTAAACACTGCTGAACTTCCTGGTACTCAATCACCGTCTGATGAGGACAAAAAGCAAGATTTCAAATCAAAACTACCAAATATTAAAAGTGCTTGTGATACTGTAAATGTAGATGGTGTTAATGATGCTATCACTAGTATGATTCAAGATGTTGAATCTCTGAAGACTGGAATTATCGGTGATGATAGTTTCCTTGCTACATCTCAGAATTTTTTATCAGATGCACAAAATTTTGTTAGTAATACCATACCAAATGCATCATTAAATGTAGGAATTGGAGGTGATTCCTTCGATATCAGTATTGGAAATGCTGCGGGCGATATCGCAAGAATAATGGCAGCATTGGTTCAAAAAGTTAGAAAATGGATACTTAGGAAAGTTACAACTGTTGCGAATGTAATTATAGGTAAAGTTCCATTATCAGCGAGATATATTGCCAATGAAGCTCAGGATAAAGCACTAACCGCAATATCTTGTTTGATTGCAAAAATTCTTGCAAATCTTGAGAAAACGGTTGCCAATATCCTCAAGACTATTGTTGATAAGATTTTGAATGCTGCCGAATGTTTAGTTGAGAATGTTATTGGTGGCATTATTGGAAATGTTCTTGGAAATATTACTGGAGTTATCAGTAGTATATTAAGTAATCTTGCTAGTGTAATCGGTGGATTCGTCGATTCCGTAGGGGCAATTATTGATCTAGCAGGAGATATGCTTGATTTTGTGACTAGCATTCTAGATGTATTCACTTGTAAAGCAGAAAATATCTGTCCCGACTCTAGCACCTGGGATTTTCTTCAAGGTTCAAAACCAAGTAATAATCCAACTTTAGACTTTAATAGAATATTTGAAAAAGCAAGAGGTGTTACTGCCACCGTGGCAAACACAGTAGGTAATATATCTACTACTTTAGAGAAAAATCCAATTAAGGGACAGGAATCTATAGAAGCTAGATTTACAAAGGATGATGGAACTGAATATAATCCTCTTGATGAGATAGATTCGGGAATAATTTGGCAAAACATCATTGATGGCGGATGTAATACTGATGCTATTAGTTGCGGCCCTCCCAATGTTGTATTTTTTGGTGGTGATGGTGACGGAGCAACTGGTAATCCTGTGATTAACTTGGCTGGAGAATTAATTGGTGTTGATATTATAAGTCCTGGACAATATGTTAAAGCGCCCTTAGTTTCTTTTGAGGATCCTTGTGGTAATGGTAAAGGTGCTATTGGCAGGCCTGTTTTAGGAAAAGTAAAAAATAAAAATAAAATTGTTTATAGATGGAAACAAAAAAAAGTTAAGATAAAAGAAGGAGAAGTCGCTAGATTAACTATTATTAGATCTGGACGTACTGATGTTAGATCAAGAATAAGAGTAAAAACTCTTAAAAATAGAGGAACTGCTTTATTCAATGATGATTTTAAATTTAAAAAAGAAGTTATTGAGTTTAAACCTGGACAAACAGAAAAAGTCTTTAAAATTAAAGCAAGAGCAAAAGGAGGTGGTGGTGAAGGATTTAGAAATACTGATATAGAAGGGAAAGAACATTTCTATGTTAGTATCAGAGTTAAAAAATTAAAGAAAAAAGATAATAAGGGTATTAAAAAATTAGATAAAATTAAATTAAAAATTAAAAAGAAAAGGAAATATGTAAAAGTCGTGATTACTGATAAAGAATCTGAAATTGTAGATTATGATGAACCAATACTGCCAGAAACACCACCCGGAACACCACCAGATCCTGAAGATGAAATTAATGAAGAAGATATTGAAATAATAGATGATGATAAAGATCCAAATGATCCAGAAGATGATGATATAATTGATGATGAGTTTGATGATGACGAAGATGATGATGACGATGAAATAGGCGTCACGGATGTTATAATGGATGATAGTGGATATGGATATGAAGCATACCCTTATGGAGACAAGGGGGGTGGAGGAAGGGTTTGGGCTAATAGATGCCAAACTACTATCCATAGAGCCAATTATGATTGGGACATCCCTTATAGTAAAGGCACCACAATAACTGCATATTATGGAGACGAAATAACTTTTCCCGGTGAACAAAAAATATTAATTGATGAAAAGTTCACTGAGGATATGATACCAGGATGTGTAGTCAAGGGGACTAATCCGAAAATTAAGGACATGAGTAACTTTGATTATACTCAAGGAAAAGCTTATGAGACTGGGATCAAGCATCAATTTGGAGCGTTTCTTGATCTTCGACTTGCAAAAGAACAGGGATTTTCTGATCAAGATGTAAGGTTTTTCTTGACAAACAAGTTTTTCCTAAGAGTTGGCCCTAAAATGAGAGATTTATTAGATGATCCTAAATGGGGTAAAATTCCTGAATATAGTGTGACATTTACTGCTCCTGGATGTCCTGCAGGAACACCAGAAGATCCAAATGAACCTCCAACTTCTAAAGGTGATGGTGATGATAAAGTTGCTACATTGAGTGGTATTGCTATTGATAACGGAGGATTTGGATATAATCCCGATGATGAACTGATTATTCCGGGTGCTGAAGGAGAATTGATCATCGAGAATGGTGCAATCATAGGTGTCAAAATCACTAATCCAGGTATCGGATTTACAACTCTCCCCGAAATCAGAATAAATACTAAGACTGGATTTAATGCTGATCTGAAACCTGTGCTGAGATTTATTGATGTAAATGATTCTGGATTTGTTGTTCCACTTGGAACTCCAACTCTGCAAGTTATCGATTGTGTGGGTAAAGTATAATGGGTGCAGCAAAATGTCCTGATTATAATAGAATTGGTAACCTCTTTGGTGAGGTTTCATTTGAACAAGTAGATAGTCAAAATAATAAACAAGCGGTGATGATACGCCGTATTTTTCCTAATCCTGGATTTAGACGAAGTCAATATATTGGACTTCAATGCACCGGAACACTCAACGGATCTATTAACGTATCAGCACCAGCATGTTATAATGTGCGTTGTGGTGAAAAACCAGTAGATGGCATCGCTGGTGTGACGTATGCTGAAAACGGTGATTTAATTTTGTTTGCTCCTAGAGGAAGAGTAAGAATAGTAGCAAGAGATATTGATCTTATTGCAGAAGGTAATGGTGACACCACTGGGTTTATAAACATTCATTCAAATGCTGCCATTGATATGGACACCGCTGAAATGAGTATACAGGCGGATGATTCTGTTGGTATCGCTGCAGAAAGGAGTGTAAATATTAATTGTATGCAAAAAGTGGGGGTGAATGCAGCAAACTTTAAAGTGGTTGAAGCTGCTGATGTTACAGCATTATTTGGTTCTGGATCTAATACTTTTTTCCAGACAATAGATGGACTCAACAAACTTATCAGGAGTTTAGTGGCATAAGATGGAAGTAGGAGACATTCATGTAGGAAAACAATTAAATTGTGTTTTCACCCCTCAAGGACTCAATCCAACTGCTGCAATAAATCCATTCGGTGCTGGAGATGTAGCTGTTTGTGGAACAGCACATTTTAATGGTGGTGTGTTAGTCGGAAGTGGAAAATTTTTCCCTCCTGCTCAACCACTTGCAACCACTATGTTGACTCGTCCATCTCCGGAAGAAAATCCAAGGGCAACTGTACCTTCAATTCTTTATATTAGAAATTCTATTCCACCTGTGCCAACACCAATGGATGTTGTGGTTGGAGATCCAGTCGGCCCCGTTGGTGTTACGATGTTATGCTCTACTCTTAATATTACTACTGCAGTTCTTACAGTTGAAATAGCACCGCTTAAGAAAAAGACTATTGCCCTAGAAAAGTCAGAAGGTGCTGAAGTCAAAACAGGTGCTCAAGTTGAAACTGGAGCTCAAACACAATCAGGAGTAGAAGCAAGAGCAGCTGCTAAGGCAATTATGGGCCCTACAGCGTTTAGTGGACAAGTAACTGCTCCTAATTTTGCGGGATCTTTTACTGGAGGTTTAAATGGTGTTGCATCAGGTAATAAACCCCTGGGTGCTTTTGATATTCCTCATTGGAAAAAGAAAAATACTAGAATCCGTCACATTGTTACTGAAGGCCCTGAACCTGGAATATATGTTCGTGGAAAAGTAAAAGGTAATGTTATTGATCTTCCAGAATATTGGGAAGGACTTGTTGATCCAGAAACAATCACGGTTACTTTGACTGCTTTTGGCAGAGCGCAGAATTTATATGTTAAGGAAATTGAGGACGGTAAGAGAGTGATTATCGCAAATGAAGATCTCTCTATGCCAGATTGTCATTATGAAGTGTGGGTAGCAAGGTGGTTAGATCCAAGAAATCATGATAAAATATTACATGTCACTTACGAAGGAGAAACGCCTGCAGATTATCCCGGCGATCCCAAAGACTTCTTAGTAGGTGGTTGGGACTATGATCGAAGAGAAACGCACTGGTAAAGAAATCAATGATAATCATTTTCTTAATGGGAGGATAAACTATGGCATCAGAAGATATAAAAAAACTTATTAAAAAATCTGTTGACGTTAAAGCTCAACAAATAGGATTTGTCCAAGATGAAATCATCATTGCTGATGATAGTAAATCATTTTACGATGATGCAATAGAAAAACTTGAAAGACATGTTTTTGAAGAAACTGAAGATGTAAATAGATCATTTGCTGATGTCCAGACTGCATATCAGGATCGAATTGATTCGCCTTGTAGAACCGATTTATTTTGGAGATTTGTTGGGATTCAGGAAGCCTCTGGAGGACAACAGTCACAAGATCAATATTGGTTTAGATGTACAAGATTAAGTGCTACACCTTATAGAAATGATGTTGGAATTGGAACAACAACAGGAACTCCCACTCTGACAAAATTAAATTCTGATGGAACAAGCACTACAGATAATCTCAGTAGTGAACTGGGTTTTGATCGAAGAAATTTATATGGATTAAAATATTATGAAGAACCATTTAATGAAGATATTGGTAACACTTTAATAGGCTCATTTATTGGTACGTGTAGTATCGGATCATCAGAGATCACTATAATGAATCTAACGAGTAAAAATACAAAATATGAACCGGGACAGATAATTTCTCGTTGCACGAAGTCTGGTGTTCTCCAAATTAGTCCCATTAAAATTACAGAAGTCGGTATTGGAACATTAACAGTAAATCTTGAACCAGTTGGAATAGCTAGTACACAAGCAACAGTTAATATCATTAAGACTAATGTTGCAATGGGAGATAATGCAGCTGCTCCAGAACCTGATAATTCACTCGTCAGTTTCAGGGTTATTGCAGATCCTGATGAATTCTTAAAAGGAAGAAAAAAATTTAAAGTTCCATTTAAAAAAGATCCATTTAATGATCAAGTCATTAGTATTGCCACAACATCTAATATTGGTGCAGGTAAATCAGTTTTTCTAGTTCAAAATGGAGATACTAAAAAACAAGATGAATGGAATACTGGAGATGCATTCCTAGTAAATACTGATGGAGAACAGTACATTTTTGAACCAGAAGTTGGCCCTGGAAGAATTTATTTTACGCTTGGATTTGATGATAAACCAATTCTTTTTAATGGAGATGACGCTGAGGAAGGTGATACTAGATCAAATGCTGGCGGTTTTCCAACAGGATCAGAAACTAATCCATTCTACGAGTCATTAAATTCTTGCTCATCTGCAATTAATAATGCTATAACAAACACACTTGGTATTTCAAGCACAAAAGAGACTGCACTTATTAGTAATGATTCAGTAAATCAAACATTACTTGTGTCATCTAATGCATTAAGATCGCAGCGTAATGATATTTCTCTTAGAATTTTTGGTATGCGCAAGGTTTTGGGGAATGAGAATGATGATATAGATACTTTAGATTCACTTAGCTCTGTTATAGAAGATCCTACAATTCTTGATGTTATAGATGACTGAACCTAATTTTGAATTTCTGCACGGCAGAACAACGAAGAACATGATAGAACTTCCCAAGTCATGGGAAGAAGATATAGATATGAGTACTGTGACGATTCACCTCACTCAGGTGGGTTCTAACCAGGACTTGCGTGTGAAGCGTCACCAGGGTAATGAGATTCACCTTTCAACCAATGGGTTACCAGTGGATTGCTACTACATGATCGTGGGTGAATTGCTTGACAAGGACGCCTGAGTCCTCTATAATAAGTGGGTAATCAAGAGAACACCTAATGCAAGACGAGTATCTCTCCCGAGTCGTCATCGATCCTTCCACTCGCAACTTCTATCTTTACTCCAATGAAGGTGATGAAAAAGTTGTAGACTGTGAAACAGTTGATGAATTTATGAGTGTAATGTCTTTTATTCGTTCTACCGCTTCTGATGAAGTTGTTGCATATGCTAACCCACTCTGAATCTTTATATCAAGAAATCCTTAAGTGCTACGAGTATGAGAGTAGAAACCCGACAATCTATGGAAATGTTATTCGTGTCAAAATGGAATCTGCCGAAAGCAGCAGAAAATTGCGGGTTGACAAATAAGGAGATGAAGATTACATTCAACGAATATTGTAGATTTCACCCTCCTACATATCCAACCTGAAGGTTGATTTTTTGGGAGTGTGGCGGAATCGGTAGACGCACCAGACTTAAAATCTGTTGAGAATCAATCTCGTGGGGGTTCAAGTCCCCCCACTCCTATTCTCCGCTCATATGTAACTGACTGGAGTTCACAATGTTAATCGACTGTTTTTCTTATAAAATCTTTAAATCTAAATTAAATTTTTTACATAGAGAAAAATTAACCAATAAAATTAAAAATATTAAATCAGATTCTTTTATAAAAGGCGTTAATTCAAAAACAACAAATGCAAAAATTTTTGATGTTTTTGAAAACGATGTAAGATTTAAAGATAAAGATACCAATCTAATTGATTATCTTTCATATCAAATAGAAAAAGAATTAAATTTATTTTCAAAACAAATAAAATTAAATAAAGAATTAGAAATTAGTAATTTATGGTGTGTTAGTTATAAAGACACGGAAAAATGTGTTCCACATAGACATAGTAGTGATAGAAATTATTGCTTTTCTGGAATATACTATTTAAATTTTGATAGTAATGAACATAAGTCAACTACTTTTTATAATGATGGAAGTTTGAGTGAATCATTAACACCCGACTGTGATGAAGATGATTTACTAATTTATCCTGCAGATATTTGGCATGGATATCATGGAACAGTCTCTTCAAAGGAAAGAATTGTTATTCCTTTTGATGTTAAAGTTAAATCAAACATTAAATACTATTAATGCCCCTGTAGCTCAATGGCAGAGCAACGCTTTTGTAAAGCGTAGGTTGTCCGTTCAAATCGGATCGGGGGCTTAACGAGAAGACAGCGGTAATAAATAACTCATACAGAAATAGTGTGTTAGTAAGATGCCTCTCAGTCGTCTAGATAATTTTCTAAAGAATGCGCGTGGCAACATTCTCTACGTAAACCCAAACGATTTAGATGCCACAGACTCTATTGAGAATCAAGGAAATTCTCTAGCACGTCCGTTCAAGACGATTCAAAGAGCACTTATTGAAGCAGCTAGATTTTCGTACCAGAGTGGATTAGATAACGATAGATTTAGTAAGACAACTATACTTTTATATCCTGGTGAGCACGTAGTTGATAATCGTCCTGGATGGATTCCAGACGGAGCGGGTACTTTTAAATTAAGAGACGGATCTACATCTACAGACTTTTCCGATTTTTCACTGAGCACTAATTTTGATCTCACATCTGACAACAACTCATTATATAAACTTAACAGTGTTCATGGTGGAGTTATTCTACCTAGAGGAACTTCTTTGGTAGGTTTAGATCTTCGTAAGACAAAGATTCGTCCTAAGTATGTCCCTGATCCTGAAAATGCAAACATCGAAAGATCTGCATTATTCAGAGTAACTGGTACTTGTTACACATGGCAGTTCTCCATCTTTGATGGTGATCCTAATGGAACAGTTTTTAAAGATTATTCTTCAAACATCTTTGTTCCTAATTTCTCTCACCATAAACTTACTTGCTTTGAGTATGCTGACGGAAAAAATAATGTAAAAATTAATGATGCCTTCATTAGCAATTATGATGGAGGAAGGACTGATCTTGACATGTATTATGAAAAGGTTGGTTTAGCGTATGGTGTTTCATCTGGAAGACAAATCACACCAAACTATCCTAATTCTGGAGTTGATATTCAGCCCAAGATTGATGAGTTCCGTATTGTAGGCCCTAAGAGTGGCGCAATAGGTATTTCAAGTATCAAGGCAGGTGATGGCGTAACTGCTACAACAGAAGTTACTGTTACTCTTGAGAGTGCATTATTTGGATTGGATGTTGATACTCCAATTAAGATATCTGATGTTGCTACAGATGCATATAATGGACAGTTTGTTGTCAGTGATGTATTAGCATCAACGACTGAGGGAACAACACAGTTTAAGTATAGTGTATCCAATCCTCCTTCTGATGCACTTCCTACTGTTACTGGTTCAAAAGTAGATCTTCAGTCTGATAGTGTTACTTCTGCATCTCCATATATCTTTAATATTTCTCTACGTTCCGTCTTTGGTATGTGCGGAATGCACGCTGATGGAAATAATGCACTAGGATTTAAGTCCATGGTGGTTGCCCAGTTCACGGGTATTGGACTTCAAAAAGATAAGAATGCTTTTGTTAAATATAATCCTACCAGTGGTGAGTATAAGGATTCAACTTTTGCTGGTAATGCAAATATTAATGAAGATAGTCGTGCTATCTTTAAACCCGACTATGAAAATTACCATATTAAGGCATCAAATGATTCTGTAGTTCAAATTGTTTCTTGTTTTGCGATTGGTTATGCCCAACATTTTGTAACTGAAAGTGGTGGTGATTTATCTGTTACAAACTCTAATTCCAACTTTGGTTCAAAAGCACTTGTATCTAAGGGATTCAAGAGAACTTCATTCTCAAGAGATGATGTGGGATATATTACTCACATTATTCCCCCAAAAGAACTTGAGACTGCAACCGGTGCAATTGAGTTTAATGCAATCGATGTTCACAAAACTGTAGTAGGTGTTGCTTCCACCAGTAGACTCTATCTTTACAATCAAACAAATTTAAGTTTTCCTCCTGATAGTGTTGTCGAGGGTTATAGAATTGGTGCTAAAGAGAATGATTCTTTAAATGTTTTAATACCTGATAGTAATGGCACTCCTACGAACTATTCAGCTCGTATTGTGATGCCAGATACTGAGTTATCATCAACTCAGGATTCGTTCCAGAAAGTTCATAAGGTTGGCAGAAACGCTGGTATTAACAGTATTACATCAAATACAATTACACTTGATGCAGATCATAATATTCTTTCTGGTGAGAGTATACGTGTTGTAGCAGAAGATGGACATCTTCCTGATGGTTTGGAAACCAATGTAATATATTTTGCTATTACATCTGGTGTGGGAGCAGATCAGATTAAGATTGCTAAAACTCTTAATGATTCTATCACTGGTGATGCGATTACTATCAATAATAAAGGCGGTATTTTAAGAGTTCAAAGTAGAGTATCTGATAAAGTTGCTGGCGACATCGGACACCCAATTCAGTTTGATACTGACGAATCTCAGTGGTATGTTACCGTAGGGACTGCATCTACAGATAATAATATCTATTCCACAATTTCAGGACTTGGAACTGCATCACTTGGATCTGCTACTCCAAGAACCTTTATCAATCGTCAACCTGACACAAGAAATGTCATTGACACGATTTATAGAGCACGTTATGTAATTCCTTCTGGTTCTGGAATCACATCTGCTCGTCCTCCTGTTGATGGATATATCCTTCAAGATTCTTCCAAAACATCAGGTTCAACAGATACTGAGGTTGCATCATATTTCAGTCCTACCACTGTCTCAATTAGTAATGTTAATGAGCAGAGAAACTTTAGATTTATTGCTAATGCAAGTTGGAGTAGTAATGTTGCCAATATTTTAACGGAACTTCCTCATGATCTCAAGGTAGGATCAGAAGTAGAAATCAAAAATATTACTAGTGGAAATAATCCTGTTGGTACTGCTAATTCTGGATTTAATGGTAAGTTCGACGTTACAGGAATTACTAGCGCGAGAGAATTCACTGTTTCACTTGTTAGTTCTGCTGGCCCCGGTTCGTTCACTAATGATACATCTAGTAGAACAACAAGTCTGCCTACATTCACTCAGACAAGAACAAAGGGAACATATCAAGTATATCGTTCACAACAGATTCAAAAGTATGTTCCCGGTGAGCAAGATGGAATCTACCATCTATTAATTATTAATAGTTCTAATTCTCCTTCAGTATCACCTTTCTCTACAGAAAGATTCTCTCAATCTATTCAACAGTTATATCCACAAACTAATAGAGATAATCCAAAGAGCGATCCTAAACACTCTGCATCTTTTGCACTTCCTTCACCGATTGGTGAGACTGTAATTAATGATCCACAAAATAGTGTAACTAGCGAGACTTTATGTGCTCAGATTAGAGATTATAACATTGGTATTGGCATAACTGAGATTCAATCAAATAGTGTAGGTACTGCTCATACGATCTTTACCACTATTGATCATGGATTTAATCGTGCAGTCAACGTCAGTATTGCTAATAGTGGTGCTGGATATGGAAATGGGAGTGCTGGATTTATATACAATGCAAAATTAGCGTCTGCCGGTGCGGCAAGCACTCAAGGACAAAATGCCACGGCTAGAATTCAGGTTAATGCTTCTGGTGGCATTATCGCTGCAAAGATAATGGATGGAGGAAGTGCTTATACTGTTGGAGATTCACTTCAAGTTGTTGGAGTTGGAACCACCTCTGGATATTCTGTTGGTATTCTTGAAGTAACGAAAATACATGATAATACTGACGATACAATAGATTTAAGAAATGTCAAACCTGAAGTAAATAATCCATATAATAATCTTTATAGAATTACTGGGGTAACAGCAGGATCTTCTAAGGAAGTTCTTGTTTCTTCTGCTTCTACTGTAAGTGGAGTTTCAGGAGTTGGAGTAACAGATCTTTCAACTGCCACTATTCAAGTTCTTGGTAGAACTCATAATGTAAGTTCTTTCAATTATGACAAAGACACTGGCATTGCTGTTGTTACAACAACTCAAAATCATGGATTAAGAGTTAATAATAAAATAAAAATTGCAGGAGCTGAACAATCACTATATCGTGGTGATTTTATTGTTAAAAAGACTAATGCGCTTAATACTTTTGAAATAAGTGTAGGTGTCGGAACTGTTGCTCCTACCGCCACTGGAACTATCAGAGTATTTCCTTTTGGATATGCATCTGCGGGCGGTAATGTTGTCATAGAAAATGAAAATCTGAGTGGAAGACAACAATCAACATATGCTGGTATTACCACTACAATCTCTTCATCTATTCTGACTGCAACAACATCTGATATCGACATTCTGAACATCACCGATACTGATATTAATATTGGCGACTATCTGATTATTGATGAAGAAATCGTTAGAGTTAAGACAACTGTAACCGGAAATCCAGTCAAAGTATTCAGAGGAGTTCTTGGAACAAAGGCAGTTTCTCATGATATCAATTCTGTTATTAAGAGAATCGATTGCCGTCCAGTTGAATTTAGAAGAAACTCAATCATTCGTGCATCTGGACATACATTTGAGTATGTTGGTTACGGCCCTGGAAACTATTCTACTGCATTACCTGAAAAACAAGACAGAGATCTAAGCACTAAAGAAGAACTTATCTCTCAATCACTGAAGTTTGATGGTGGTGTAAATGTCTACACCGGTATGAATGATGCTGGTGACTTCTATGTTGGAAACAAGAAAGTAAGTTCTGCCACTGGACAAGAGGAAGTATTTGATGCACCAATCCCAACAGTAACAGGTGAAGATGTATCAACCAGTGGTATTAGTGTTGGATTTGACGTTCTTACACCCCTTGAGGCGTCTATCAGTCGCTCTTTAAGAGTTGAAGGTGGCCCAGATGGAAACATCGTTTCTGAATTTGATGGCCCAGTAATCTTTAATGAAAAGATTACTTCAACTTCAAGTAAAGGTATCGAGTCTAATTCCTTGTTCTTACAAGGCGATACAACTGTTTCTAGAAAATATACGGTTGGTATTGCAACTCCTTCACTTGCAGGAAATCCTGGTGATGTTGTTTTCAATGCCAATCCTACTAAAGGTGGTTATGTTGGTTGGATTTATACAACTAATAATGATTGGTATCGCTATGGTAATGTAAGTCTTGAGAAGACTCTAAGTGTTGGAATCTTTGATTCTGTTGGTATTGCAACTACAACTCCAGGTACAAATGTCCTAAAAGTTGGTAGTGGTGGAACTCAGTTTAGCGTTGATACCTCTGGTAGAGTTGGTGTCGGCACAGATGCAAATGTCTTCCAGTTCAGAGTAGAGGGTGATTCTTACATTTCTGGTAATGTAAACTCCGCTGGTATAATAACTGCAGCTCAATTCATCGGTGATGGTTCGGCATTAATTAATCTTCAGAATGATAGTTTGTTTAGTGGCACTCCTGTTGGACTTGGAACTGGTATCTTCCCCAACAATCTCGTTCGCGTGGGTGTTGGAACTTCTGTACCTCACTTCCCACTTGATGTTGGAACAACTGGAACCGGAACAACAGATCTTAAGGTTAGAAATGATGCCATTTTTGATGGAAGAATTGATGTAAACAATGTAAATGTTACTGGTATATTAACTGCTATATCTTACAAACTAGATAGTACATCCGGCGAAATTCGTGTTGGTATTATTACTGCCAATAACATTGTAGTTGGAACTGCACTTTCAACTACAAGTAATCAAACTGGATTTGGTACAGCAACACCAAGAGCAAAAGTTGATATTGAAGGATCTGCTAAGTTTAAAACATATTCAGAATATGTTGAAGAACTTGACATCTCTGGTGGTAATGTAAATGTTGATCTGTCAATCGCTCAATCATTTACATTGACAGTTGATGAAGAAGTAACACAATTTACACTTCTGAATCCTCCCTCAGGTGCTACTGCATTCTCAATTCTTATTACGCAGGATAGCACTGGATATTCTGTTGGAATCGCCACCTTTAAAGATAGTGGAGGATCTGCAATTCCTGTTAAGTTCCCCGCAGGTGGTGTCTTGCCTATTGTAACAACCACCGCTGCTAAATCTGATATCTATTCATTCAAGACATTTGATGGCGGATCAACACTCTTCGGTGTAGTTGGAGGACAAAACTTCGCATGATAGGATTAGGGTTCTATAACGCACACAATACAACTCTGGACATCAATGGGCCTTTCCTGAGGTTTACTGATGAACCAGCGTCAGCAACAGCAAATGATGGCGGTAGTGTTACGATAAGTGGCACTGCCGTTGCTGAATTTAAGCATAACCCATCAACTATTCCAGGAGAAAGAGTTACAAATACTGGAGAAATAAAATATCAATGGTATATTGATGGTGTCGCTGCAGTAGATGCCACAGATAGAATAAGTGGTTCTCAGACAAATGAAATTACAATATCAAATCTTGTAAGTCCTACTGATAATGCTAAATCAGTTTTTTTGAGAGCAACATATGAAGGTTCTGCATATCAATCCGAATCCGGTGCAATTACAGCAGGTATTGCAAGATCCACTGGTAATGGTGTCAACGAGCCCGTAGATACAAGTGCTGCTATTATTACAGTAAATCCAACAATTTCTATTACAACTCAACCAGTAGATGCAACTGCTGCTCAGGAATTAAATGCAACATTTACAGTGGTTGCAGAAGCATCTGATGGAAGTGATGTTTTGTATCAATGGAATAAAGATGGAGTTGCTTTATTAGATAGTGATACAGTAAGTGGTTCTAATACTCCAACACTTACTATTTCTGGTTCAGATATAGGAACATCAAATATTACTGTTACGATATCACATCCGACTGCTGGAAATTCACCGGTAACTTCAGATACGGTTGTATTCAATGTTGTTTCCTCTAGAGATATTGTTTCATATCTTCAGCATGATGGTAGTGGAAACTTCTTCAATAGTGGTGAGCAGAATTTATTTACAGCACCACTTACTATCACTGCCAATCCAGCAAATGCCCAGAGACTTACATCATTCCATGCTCCAGAAAAAGATATTACTATAAAAATAACAATGGCAGCAGGTGCTGGACAAAATAGAAATGGAAATACAGGTGGAGAAGGTGGTAAATCTGAATTTGTTATTACTCTCGAACAGAATCAAGAATATGTTGTAAAACTTGGTTCAACATCAGCACCTACTGGTGGTGCCAACGGTGGTGGTGGATCAGCTGTTCTTTACAAAAAAGCAAGAGTCATTGTCGCATTAGGAGGAGGTGGCGGTGCCGGAAGTAGTAGTAAAGGTGGAAAAGGTGGAGGAATTGGACTTGCTGGAGAAAATGGAACAGGAAGAAATGCGGGTGCAGGAGGATCTACAATCACAACAGGAAATCTATCTACTAGTGGGCAACCTAGAAGTGGTTCCACTGGAGGAACACTATCTGCTTGCACTATAGGATCTAAGGTTTTAAGGAATCTATATTCTCCTTGCGACGATTATGGACTCTCTAAATTCCTTAATTATTTTGCAGTGCCTATGCAAGAATCTCCTACAATTCAAAGAGGATTTAAAGGTGGTACTGCATATAGAAACAATGGCGGTAATGGATCTGGCAATGAAGGTGGTGGCGGATCTGGTGCAAATGGTGGTAATGCTGCAACTTCTAATGGTTCTGGTGGTGGAGGAGGTAGCGGATATTCAAGCGGAGAAGTAACTGTCCTTAGCACTGAGTTAGGTGGAAATACTTCTGGAAATGCATTTATTACTTTTGAGTATTACATACCATAAATAGTAAAAACCTAACGGGGGATAGTGAACCCAAATGGCAGTAGATAAGAATTTTGTCATCAAGAATGGAATTGAAGTAAATTCCAATCTAATTTTTGCTGATGCCAATACAAAGAGTGTAGGTATCGGGAGCACAGGGCCTCGCTTTACTCTTGATGTTCGTGGCGGAATTGCAGCAACTGATGGAAATTTTTCAGGAATTTTAACTGCTCAAACCGTAACACTTACTGGTGGAATTAGTGCCAATCAATTATCAGTTAGTGGATTAAGCACTCTTACT